GTTTTGTTTCACCATATCAACCTTTTAGAGCAATAATTAGATGACAAGTGTATCGCAAACAGTATCAAACTTCTATGGCGGCATTTCTCAACAGCCTGACTATACGAAGTCGCCTGGGCAAGTCAATGACATTGTAAATGCAATACCAGACTTAACCTATGGATTATTTAAACGTCCAGGCAGTAAAAGAATATCTCCAGCTACAGGAACAAACAAAGACAAACCATTACCTAATGTACAAAGTGGTGGTGCTTGGTTTCATTATTACAGAGATGAAACTGAAGGTTCATATGTAGGCCAGGTTGACAGCAGTGGAACTGTAAGAATCTGGAGTTGTGATGATGGTGAGGAAATGACAGTTAACTACTCAACAACATTGGGTGGTACACAAAGTAATTTAAAATCATATCTACAAACATCAGATCCAGAAGAATTACATTTTCTAACTATTAACGACACAACTTTTGTAAATAATTCTAATTCAAATAAAACTATTACAAAGACAGGTAAGACTCCTGATAGACCACATACACATGCTGCATTTCTAGAACTTACAAAAGCAGAAAATGGTAGACAATATGCAATTAATTTGCACGACTCAAATTTATCTACGCAAACAACCTACAACACTGCAACAAGATTAGAAATACAATCCACGACAATACCAGCTAATGGAACACCAGGATCAGGTCATTGTCCAGCTACAGGTACAGGTGTTTTTGATAAAACAGTAGGTAATAAAACTAACCTTATTTTTAGACTTACTACTAGAGGACAACAAGTTGTATCAAGTTCATATTCAGTAGCTGATGGTGCAGCTGATACAAATGACTATGGATGTACATATACAAAAGAAATCACACTACTACATGGTGGTGAGGGTTGGACAACAGGTGATACAACCACAGTTGTTATGGAGGGATTTACATATACAATCCGTGTAGCTGATCATGAACAGACTAAATCTAATGCCAACATAAAAGCAGTTAGACCAGCACCAACACCATTTGATGCAGATACAGCTGTAACTACTACACAAATCCTGGCTGGTAT